AAAATCTCGGTCATCAATTTTGAGAGTAGCATTGTATCCTAGTTGTTGAATGTAAGGAAGTTTAACACTGATCATGGGTATAAAATTATGATACTCTACCAGACTGCTTTCTAATAGGCCTTGGGCCTGTGCTACATCCAGGTCTAGGGTACAGTAATTAGGAATTTGATCTAGGCAAGTACGAATCATCCATTCCCAATCGCGCCATCCGTCGGCATCATTTTTGTCTAAGCGTGGGAAACTCTGATTGGCGCCAAAGTAAATGTGGTCACAGTTGCCATTGTGAAACAGTTGTAATACAATCTGTGGGTCCTGGATACCTACTACAAACAAGGTCTTAAGACCATATGCCGGAGTGTGCTCTACTTCAGTTCCTACAAAGAAGCTTACTGATTCGTGACCTGCCCGATCCATTAGTTGTTTTCCTGTGTGCCAAGTTCATGTGCGATCTTATGTTGTATTTTAACAATTTCGTCGCGTAAATGCAACCGTTGCTTCTTCAAAACTTCCAAGGTAGCATCTTCAAACACACCGGTACTTTCCATTCCGTCAATACGTTTATCCAGGTTGGCATGGTCAATTTCTAAATGTTTCAAACGATGTTGTAAATGATCAATCATTGGGCCTCCAGTTGGTCTAGTTTGGTTTGGTCAAATTCTACTTCGTCCTCGGCGGTGCTGTCATCTGTATCCTCTACATCAAACAACACATTGAATTGAGCACGAGCATTTTTGGCTTTTTTGCCTTTGAATCCACGTGTGCCCACGATATCCATCCAGTAGCGATCGTAGTGTTCAATAATGGCTTCGGCTTCGGCACGATCGGACGTGGCAAATATAGCATCCACAATGTCTTTGAATCTGGCATGATCGCCGTTCTGATTCCACATCATAGCTGGCCAACTTCCGTTGTCGTAAGCACGATTGGCACGTTGTACTGATTCAATATGCATCCACACATTGTGCCCCATTAGTAATGCATAGCTAAATGAATCCCAGGATGTTTTACCTTCTTTGCCAATTTTGTTTAGGTCGCCCGGTTTGTAGATACAGATATCTTTCATCTGTAGTTTCTGACTGATAGGGCTTTCGTCGAAATGATTGATCAGACCATCGGCTATGACTGCAGGACCAAACTGGCGTGTGTCTGTGGCATACTTTTTGTCATCTACAATGGGACTCATTCTATAACACCACTTGTCGTTGTGTGGAAGATCTATGTGGTGGTAGACTTGCCCGTTTGCTGTAGCCAAGAACGGCGAAGCACAATCAAAACTAATAGTGAAAGAAGGATTAACATATTTTCTTACTGCCCTTTGAATATCTGTGAGTAGAACCGCCCACTCTAGTTTACTTGTGCCCAAGAAGTGCATCCAGTCATGAACACCTTCTTGTAACAAGTTGTCGTGGCGTAGTGCTACCAAGCGTTTTAATACCAAGTGAACGTCACACATGTTCTGGCCACCCATGGCCCAGCCATCAAAGTGGGCGTCTGGGTATTTTGCAGGATCACAGTAGTCTTTCATTAGGTCATACCATCGATCGGCATCAGCATGATTGGCACCTTGCAGGACATTTAAGATCTTGGTACCACCGTTGTTCTTACCTTTACGATTGGCCATAAAGTATTCGTTGTTGTACTTGGTGGCATCAACTGCTTGTTGTAAGGTACTGATTTGGCATGCTGCTGACGCCTTCTTGTCGTGAATAACCCAGGTAGGAATATCAAGAGTCATACAATAGTCGCTGATGTTGTCCAGCCATTTCAGCACAGCTTCACGCTTCTTCTGTGCCTTGGGACAACCTGAGTTGGCCTTCCAGTCACCTTCCCACAGGCCCTTGGCAATCTGGAATCCGCCTGAGTCACCCAACATAAGCGTATTAGGATCACGTGAGCGAACCATGTCCTCGGACCAGTCCTGCTTGTTAAGATCAAGATTGGCATGTCCGCCTGAATATAGACTCCACCGGTAAGGAAACAGCCCCTTTTGGTCGTTAAGCCAGTTCATCTGTTCCATGTCCTGGATACCTGCAGGCATGCGGGCAGGATCAACATAAGGGCCGTTTACTGGATCACGTTGTTTGCCTATGTAGGTGGCATAGAAACCACTAATAGCCGGCAAGAACACAGCATAGTCATTCTGCTTGGCTGTTAAGTTATCTTGGGTCATTGACTTATTTAGATTGTGCTGGCAGAATGTAATTGTAAGTTGCAAGACCCGAATTCACAGTAATCATTGCAGCACCATCATCTGAAATCTTAAATGTTTTGTCGCCAGTTAGATCTAAAATTGAAATCACAGTCTTGATTGGCCATGCCCATGCACGTTTTAGTGTGCCCGACACCCCTGGATGGAATACAAAGTTGCCAGCATGTGTTGAATGGTCACCAAAGTAAAACTTCAAATCGCCGTTTTCGGTCTTGGCTGTAAAATTAACTTCTTCGGCATTGGCTTGTGCTTGCATTTTTAATCGTTGAATGGCAGCCACAGTTGGCTCAAACTCAATGTTCCAGTTTACACCTTTGAACTTGACTGTTTTGAGTTTTTCATTAACAATTTCTGCTGCCATAAAGCGATAGTTGTTTTTAAAGTCGCCGGTGGCATTTTTAAAGTTGATACCGTCGGCGGCACCAGTATCCTTGCGAGTCAGGCTAAGATCTGCACCTTCACGATATTCCTGCAGGTTTAACAGGATCTTTAACTTGCTCAAATTAGGCATACCAAAGGTGCCAACAAAGTCTGCATGTGGTCCGGCAAACTGTCCTTCTACTACCACTGATCGGTCTTCGGCCAAGCCGCTAACAACAGTTGACTTGTCATCGCCGGTGATCTTGACCAGGTCAATCACGCCTAGGTCGTGTGTGTGTTCTACTAAGTCTAATAGGTGATCTCTCATGTAATTCTCCTTTTGTTTATTGTACAGGGGTTATTTAGATTTTGCAACTATTTTGGTATTATTTTTGCCAGAGCCTGGCCACCTCTTATTGAGATAAAATTTCCAGGTTTCTGTAGTTCCAACCAGGTTGTGGGCCCTTGATCGGTCCACGAAAATGTGACCTGAAAGCCCAGGCTTTGTGCCAGTTCGCGTACCAAGTATCCCGGAGTATAGCAACAGAAATGTTGTTCTACCAACATGACTCCTTTGGCTCGATCGCAGTCGTTGAATGTCATGACCAACATGCCACCGGGTCGAAGTTTTTGATAAATCTCTGCAAGATACTTTCGAATAATTTCAAAAGGTCTAAAGTTAAAAAAGTTGTAGGCAAATACCAAGCCAAATTGACCGTCGGGCAACTTCTCTAAAATTCTGTCACTGTTGCGTTCGTTAATAGTATACAGCCTTAGGCGTTGTTGATATTGTTCATTGAACTGACTCACGGCTGGCAGCAACAGATCATGCGACTCGTCCACCAGGTACAAAGGGTCTGATGCCAGTAGTTCGTTGATGTAGGACTCTTGACCTGGCCGGATAATCATAGCAGGATGTTGCCAATTGTTGTAACGCACAATTCTTGTGCGATAAAACTGCTCAGTCTCGTCGGTAATGTGGAGTCGACGATTCAAAATGTATTCAGCAGTCTCGTGGATCATTTCGTGTTCGTACAGCCTGTAGCTTTCGGCAAACCAGGGTTGTTCGGTTGTTTCAATTAGTTGTTTGAGTTCTTTTTTTAACTGCGTCAAATTAGTTTCAAACACATCAAAGGACTGTTGAATATCTTGCCGTTGTAGTTGTAATGATTTGGCATGTTCGGCCAGCTGGATTGATTGAGATTCGACCAGATGTGTAATTTTTTCCAGATCAATATCTGCCTGTCTGTGTATTGATACAGTTGACATAGCGTTCAGCTCTGTTTGATAGTTGATCAAATCACTCAGTTTCATATCACCACTCAAACAAGGTTTGAAAAGTGTTTTCTGTGTTGGTAGCTGATTTAAGATCCCAATCCAATACACCCAACAAGTTGTCTAGTTTTTGATCCACCACTGTGGTTTCCATCTCTGCATCATCAAATGGCAGGTCTTTGAACCATTGCGGAATATGCGTTTCGTCGGTTGGATAGCCAATACTTGTCCATCCTAAGGGATTGGCTTTGAGCTTGCATACAATAGTTTTCATGCCGTCTACAATCTGCATTGAATATTTGTCGCTGTTCATTCTGCGCAGATTGTTCCAGTTGAGTGCGGCTCGCACATGCCCGGGCATGTTGGCCTTGCCCAGGCGTTCTTCTTCTTTGCCATACTTGGTCAAGTTGTTGACACGCTTGGGGCTACCTTTTTCCCAACCTGGTCGTTCTTTGAACACATACTTGAATGTACGAATCTTCTCAATAATATCTTCTCTTGTAGCGCCGGTTAGCACATCATTAAGAATTTCACTGAGAAAGTCTTGAATGACCTTGGGTGTATCACTGCGTTTCAAGTCCAAGCCCATGGCTTTTACTTTTCCAGGAGAACCATGTGTATCTACCCGCTTGTTTTCTTTGTCGTAATACATGACAGCATAACGCTTCTTGGTAATGAACAGACCTTTGCTGGCTACAATCTCACGTCCGCCACGTATGACTTCTCCCATTTCTCTAGGCACGTGGAATGCTGTTTCCATAAAGCCCGGAAATGAATCGTTGACCTGGTCCGCAATACTGTTGTACAGTTGCACAGCAATTTCTCGACTCCAGACCATGTTGCCTGCTTCAATTTCTTTTTGAAGTATAGGATAAGCTGTAAAGTAACAGGAATCTGTGTCACCATAGATGATAGCTTCACCCACATGATCGTATTTGCCAGTGATACATTCATTCACATAGGCGTCCATGTGCTTGGCAATAGCACGGCCTGTCAAGGTAGTCGATTGCCCAATGCGTTTATCGAAGAATCTGCAACCGGGATTAAGAATAGCACCATACAGGCTGTTCAGGTTAATTTTCTTGACTAACTGACGCTTGTCCCAATATTCCTCATCTTCTGGCGTGGTGCATTCTTTTAAACGTGCTTGCATGTCTTTACGTTCAGCATACCAGCGTTTTAACAAACCAGGAATGACTGCTTCCTTCTCATAGGTAAAGATTGTACCGTTAGCGGTGATCATCCAGGGACGATTTGAATCAAATACAATTTTCCACACGTCTGCAGCACTGTGAACGCTCTCTTCGCCATCTTGCCAGTCTATAGTGATCTCTGTGCCAGGTTCGGTATTCATGACCGCCGTGTATTCCAATGAGCCAAATAGTCCTTCCCAGGCTGCCGCAAAACTGCTTCCGCTACGCATCTTGTCTTGGATATAGCGTTCAGTCATGATGGGACGCAGTTGCCCTACAATGGTTTCAGGTCCCATGTTTAGTGCGCGAATTGCCGACGGATACAAGCTGTTGATGTCTATGCTTCCCACATATTCGTGTATGCCCTTGCGCGGATAGGCCACATAGGCACCTGCAGCCTGTGTGTCCTCATCTGAGTATCGTTCTTTGCGATTGGGCACCACCATGCCACGTTCGTGCGCTTCATTGATAATGGCCTGTTCGGTCACAGCCACAGCGCCCATGGTGGTCTGTAGCAACACAGTGTTTTCATGCGCCAAGGTGTTGGCTAGATCCAAGAACTTGAGTTTTTTATCCAGTTTGGCCAGGATCATGGTATCTTGTCTATTGTATTCAATAAAACGTTTGAAGTTTTGATTGTACAGTTGATCTAAGGTACCTTCGAATACTGTTTTGTTTTCTTGCAGTTCGTATTCGGCAATGGCATCTAAACTGTAACTGTGTCGTTCTTCATAGGTGTACTTGCGATACAACTGCATATAATCCATGTGTACCCGACCAATCAAATCGTAAGTTTGGCTAGTAGCTCCAAAGCGTTCAAACTCTCTGGGCTTGGGATATTGATTCCACAGACACATGCGCCTGGTGTCATCCTTGCTTAACACCCTGGTAATACGATTTACAGTGTAGGGAATATCATAGCCTTCACTGTTCCACCCCGACAATGCGTCAGCATCTTCGATCAGATCTAGGAATGTTTTTAACAGGTCGCCTTCGTCGGTGAACACCACGGTGTTGGAAAACTCGCTAGCAATTTCTTGTGCAGTTTCTGCGCTCATGTGCTTGGGCGGGACCACTAGAGTAACCATTTGATCTAGCCATTGTAAATACACACTGATGGCAGTGATAGGATTGAACGGATCTGTAGTTGGACTAAATCCACGTTCAGGATCAAAGTCCACCTCAATGTCGAAAAACGCCACGTTGAGTCGAGGACCGTCTTGACCTTTGTAGTTTTCTTCCAAACAACGAAAGATGGGGTTGATATCCGACTCGTACAGTTTCTTTCCTGACTGTATGCGGACTTCTTTGCGAAATTCTTTATTGTTTCTGCTGCTGAATCTGCTGACTGGCGTGCCAAAGATACTGGTAAATTTACCTCTAGGATCTTCGTAATAGAAAACATAGTTGGCAGGATATTCTTGATACCGGCGTTCGCCATCACGCCGTTCAACTACATGTATACGATCGTGTTCACGATCAAAAAGTGCGTCAATATAACTCAAACTGTTCTCCAAGTATGGCAGGGTGGCCGTGATTCATGTTCGTAATGTGAACGACTCTAAAAATATTTATAGCAATATATGAACCTTGACAGAATATTTCTTCAAGGTCTTGATCAGTTCTTTTAATTTTTGTTTGTGTCCTGGTACAAAATATCCCAATGGAAAATCTGCAAAGCTTCGGTTTTTATCTGTGCCATGTTGGGTTAACCAATCTGTAAAATCTTGACTGTTATAAATTTCTTGTCTAAAGTTTTCCAACAACATATTTGCATCCCCATTGGTTCTCATATGACCACGAGTGTCCCAACTGGTTGGGGTATCTTGACATTTAAAACTTTCCAGCAAAGTTTTACCTAGTATGTGTCCGCCCATAATTAAGTCTGCTGGCTCGTAACTGTGATATTGCCTAAGAGGAAAAATGTCATAACTCAATCCCATACCATTGCAGATTGTCCACACTTCGGTGCGAGATTTTCCATATTTAATTTTAACATTGGTCGAAAGATAGTTTTCTAACGCATGCACCAAAGAATTTAACTTTTGTAGTATTCTGTCTACATCCGTGACATTTTGTCTTGGATATCTTAGATCCCATAAATCAAGACAACTGTTTGTAAAGTGTCTGTGTAGTCTATTCATAAGTTCCTGATCTACTGTATCAAAATTTTCTGGCAGTACTTCTGGATATGGAAAATCTGTAACAGCAAGTTTTTCCACAGTATCTTTTAAAACTTGATACTTACTGAAAACATCTGTGGTCAACGGCCTAGGAATTTCTATGGGCGACATAAGCGACGTAGATCTTTCTGGACTGTTTAGCATCACTGCATACTGCCATGCTCGTGATCCAGGATTCTCTATAAGATCAAACTCGATTACGTCTGCTGTCTCATTTGTTTCTAAGTCTACAAATGTATATACAGCGCGAGACATTACAAAGTTTTGCCCACTGTGACTAAAATCTGCTCCAACAGTTCATGATCCTGTTGCTCACGGCCAAATTCACTTTTGTGTGCCAATTTAATAGCTTTCTTGAGGATGTTGGGTTTGATATCTAGTTCTTCAGCAATGGCCTTGACGGTGTCGTTGAGTCCGCCTGTAAGTGTTTCAATTTCGTGCATGACCTGCATGCCTTCGTTGATGACCTGATTTAATTTTTTAGTTTGGTCTGCTGAAAATACTCTATTGTTTGACATATAGTTCTCCTGGATAAGTCCTACTATTATACAGTAATTATTGGATTTGTCAACGATAATCTGGCAAATCTTAATTAGTTAAAATTTCCTTCAAACCATACATCCGGCAGTGTTTTTATTTTGGCAATAAGGTCTAAAGCATGTGCTCGATCAGGGTGCAATAGATCAAGTACATTTTGATTACGGAATTCAGCCTCGGACCATGTGCCCCAATTGTTTAATTTTGAATATTCAACTCGGTCTACATCATAACTTTTGCACAAGTGATAAAACTCAACCATCTCTTGATAGTTAGCCGCTTGCACGATCATTCTGGTTTTGAATTCAAACCCAAGCATGCGTTTTTTGTTTTGTAAAAACTCTAACGCAGTCAACATGTTGGTCCATAATCCGCCACGTCTAACTTGTTCGTACGTGTCGGCACAAGCTGCATCAACAGATATTGTGATGGCTTTAATGTTGGATTCTAGATGTTCAATACGATACCAATTTTTTTCAGCCAACAACCCATTGCTGTGTAAACTCAAAGCTAGGTTAGGAAAATCTTTAGCTGATAAATTACTTAAAAAATTTATAAGCATGGGACTAGCAAACACTTCACCAGACCCGCTGACTGTTAAATTTATGTAAGTTTCAGTCGGCTTAGAAAATATATTTTGATATATCAACCGACCAATTGCTTCTTGTTTAGCTATACTAGCATCGTCGACTTTAATTATTTGAGTCCTACAACTGGGACAACTCAGATTACAAGTAACATCACCGTGTAATGCAATTTCATATGGCATAGCATACCGACTAGAATCTTCTAGTTGCCAGGCCACATTTGGTGGTACAGTATCCAAAGTATTTAGACCATTGTTGATAATTAAGGCGCAAACCTTCTCATTACAGTAGGTGTAAGTACCATCTATAATTGTTTGTCTAATACTCTGCGCAACCGGCGACGACAACATTGAATCCAATGTCTGGGTTAAAATATTTCCAATGCGAGTGTTGCCCCATCCTGGGCAAGGACAAAGAAACACTTCCCCAGTATGATCAATGTGTATGTTAATAAAAGGACTAAGGCAATACTGACCCTGAAATTGTTTTTTGGGAAATTCTACAGTGGACAACAATGGAAATGTCTTGCCCATTGATTAAAGAGTTTTGCCCATTGTGACCAAAAGCTCACAGTCAAATTCACTTTTGTGTGCCAATTTAATAGCTTTTTGGTCTGCTGAAAATACTCTATTGTTTGACATATAGTTCGTCTAAGTAAGTCTTACTAGTATACACGAATATTTAAAAAAAGCAAGGCCGTTTAGGTAAAGCTCACTTCAAGGATGCCCTCGGGCACGACTCCTACTATCATCCTTGCCCAGCAGCCGGGCACACACACCGCTTTATAAC